GTGTGTTCCTTTGCTTCCTGCCTGGTAGTAGGCTCACCCGCATCAGTGATAACCTGAGCAGTGTAAGCGTGTACGTCTACGCCATCGTCAATCTCCTGCATAGCTACCTCATCCTGTGCTAAGAACGCAGCAGTTCTAAACTCAAGCTGGGCAAAGTCAGCCTCCATAACGTAGCCACCCTCCCAACGAGACACAAACACTTTCTTAACTGGGAAGGTGTTACCTCGTGGCATGTTCTGCATGTTAGGGTTACGCCCAGAGAAGCGGCCTGTTGCTGTAGTAGTCTGGGATAGGTCAACGTGTAGCCTACCGTCAGGCTTAGTGTACAAATCAATACCCTCTACGAAGTTAGACAGGTAGCTACCCACAGCATTGTGCCTACGATAATCAGTAAGAAACTCTATCGCATCATACATACCCTTACTCTTAGCCGTAGCAATCAGTATCTCCAGGTTACCCTTTGATGTAGAGAACCCACTAGAACTGACCCAATCCTTGTTGGGCGCAGAGAAGTTAAGCCCTGCCACTTGGTTCAGCTGCTTCAAGCGATACCCTCTAGCTTCACAGTCCTTACACTTGTTAGGCCTTGCATACTTAGTGCCATCCTTCTTGATGCGATACGTCTTACCTGTACCCTCGCAAGTCTCACACGTATAGGCTTGCGTCTTGAATATACGATCTGTGTTAGCTGCTACGGTAGACTTGTACTCATCCTTGTTGTTGACGTGATCGAATAGCTCTACCCATTCCTTCTTAGACTTAGGCTTCTTACTATAGATCACGTTGGACATCTGCTCGGATGAGTTGATATTGATAGGCGTGTCACCCATAAGCTTACGCACGTGCATGTTAAGGCGTGTCTCTAGCTGCACCTTCTCATCCTCAAACTCTTTACGTACCTCATCCAGTTCAGCACGATCCACCTTGAAGCCACGCTGGTACATCTTACACAGGGTAACTGCAACCTTCATGCTTATGTCTCGTACCTTTAGCATCGACTGACTCTCAGGCTTAGAGTAGTCTTCCTCTTGTGCAAGGAACAACTCACGTGTGACATTTAAGTCACACTTTAGGTAGTCTCGTAGTTCAGCGAGGGGTATCTCATCTGTGTTGTATCCTTTCTTATAGTACTCCTTTAGTACGTCAGTCTTACGGGACGGTAGGTCACGCACCTCAGCGCAATACCCTAAGCCTATACCACGCTTTGTACCACGCAGCAGTAGGTACTCACCTATCATAGTGTCATACACCTCACCGTCATAGGTAAAGCCTGACTCCCATAGCCAAGGTAAGTCATGCCGTGCATTGTGTACAATCAAAAGAGAAGTCTCATCCAGTACAGCCTGTAGTACAAACGCAGCACCACCACCTGTGTCCTTCCTCTCCTTGTGATCGAAGGTAAGTATATGCTCTTCGTCAATCTTGTCTACATTGAGAGTACCCACTTGCACTAAGAAGTTACCTGGCTCCCAAGGGTCAAGCAAGGTCTTACCCTCTCGCTTAGTAGTGTTGTTCTCTACATCTAATACTGTTCTCATCATCTCTCCTATGCTGTGTACTGTGCTATGTCGCCATCCAGTTCACAAGTAATACGTCCATGCCAACCACCATCGAGTTTGTTCTTAGCGATAGTCAGGTAGCGTGTCAAGTCTTCCTCTTCGTCAACACCCTCAACCTGTCTGTTCTTAGAGATAAGCACCATCAAGTCTGCCTCAGCTGCCTTGCCTGTCTTACTACCTTCCATCATAGACATGTTAGGTTGCACTACACCCTCGGCATCAGCACTAAGTTGTGACATCCAGATCACAGCACAGTTGTAGATCTTAGCAATGTTACGTGCATGGATAGCTGCATCCTTTAGGTACACGTCAGACTTGTCAGAGGTACGGCTAGCGAACTTGTCACCCATGTCTAGTACTACGATGTCAGGCTTATAGCTCTTAACTACAGCCTCAACCCACGCCATGTCCTTGCCTGTACTATCCTTTAGTTGGATCTGTTGCTTGACCTTAGTGTAGCGTGACAGGGCCAGTGCTTTGTTCTCAGTGATCTGCTTGATGTTCATACCTGAGGAGGCTTGAACATACCGTGCAGCTACACGCACTGCCTTCTCCTCGTTAGTCAGGATCAAACACCTAGCACCCTGATGAGCGAACCCATTAGGCGCCGCAATGAGGGACGCATGGAAGGTAGTCTTACCTGTGTTAGGACGTGCGCCTACCATAACTAAGTGACCACCACTGATACCCTCGACACGATCACGTAAGCTAGGGATGTTCATCTTCCATTGTGTCTCAATCTGGATACCTTCAAGGATAGTATCCAACTCAATGTCCTCGAACTGGATGTTGAGGTTAGGTGTGAAGTCATCCTTGTAGTCCTCGACTAGCTTGCGTAGCTTCTCTAGGTTGTTCTCCTCTCCGTTAACATAGTTAAACCCTAGGTTAGTTACTAACTCACCCACGTGTTGCTGGAACAGGCGAGACAATACTTCAGTAGCAATCTCCTCATGCATAGGAGACTCACTCTCAATGCGTTTGAACAGATGAGAGTATGCCTCCTTGTTAGCCGTAGTCATAGTACGGTTAGCTGTAAAGAACAGTGCCTCTAGTTCAGAGGGTGTGATACTCTTGTCGTATAGCGACATAGCCTGATCCAGAGCCTGCTTGATCTTACGCATGTCCTTAGTGAACAACGCATCAGGACAACGCATACCCTTGTGGTTGTCGTAGAACTCTTTGTTCATTAGGTTGCGTAGTAATGCTGTCTCTGTCATGTTATTCGTCCTCTCTTGATCCGTAACGAAGGAACTCGTATATAGAAACGATAGCTGCCACGGGCCAACCAAGTGAGAACCATATGTGTGAGTGGGGTCTCTCAGGATCAGTCGGGTCTGTTACATTAAGCAATAGGATAGAAGCCAACGCATACATAGTAGCTGCCCCATATAGATATTCTATCATCGTGTGTCCTTTATAGGTTCTAATCTCCACATGCCTTCTGTTTGATCTAGTGAAGTGATTAAGTCTAGTAGCTGCTGATAAGATATTACGATAAGCTGGTAGCTTTTATATGACTCATCGTACTGCCTGAGGTACACCACACCCTCATCAGCAAGCACCACCTCCAAGTCCTCGAACTCATCACGCTCATCCATACTAGTAACGATAGCAATGTCATGCTCAAACTCAACGCTGTACATCTGGCTGCTCCGCTACCCATATGTTGACGTGTGCTACGTTACCCTCAACACGAGTGATGACATAATCTAACCCCGCCTTAGTGAGTAACAATCTTAGTTGACCTACAGGTATCATGCTGTGTCCTTTCCATCCATATGTACCAGACGATCTAAGTACCACTGTGACTTGAGTAGATCCTCTTGCTTGTTCTTGTAACGCCAGCGGTGTAGGTACTTAGCTATGTTACCCCGTAGGTAGCCAATGTATTCCTCTTTAGTTAGGAAGTCTTCGATGTAGTCAATACATTCTATCTTTCCTTTACCGTAGTGCGCTGGGCTGTTCACGTTATCAGCTGTATGTTCAGCTACTACGCTACCCTTAAAGTCTTCATGCTCTTTCATCAATCGTTTCCATTCACTGTTTATCATTACTCTTCCTCCAGACAGAAGCTACACCATGTGTCCTTGCTTGCATTACCACAGCTTACACACTTGCGCCACTTGTTCTTTTCATCACGATCCAAGGATGCCTTACGTTCCTCTGGTGTCATAGGTCTGATGTCACTAAAGTCTGCCTCCATAGGCCACTCATTGTCTGTCACGTAGTACCTCCTCATACTTGAAGAACAACTGCTCGAACTTCCACTGGTATAGCTGTTGCATACCAAGCAGGGCGTTCATCAGTTCATCTGGGGTAGGGTCACGCTCACCGTCACCTATCTGTTTGAACACTACCTGTAGGTCATCGCATACATGCCAGCAGTCCATTATCATTGGCTCTAAGTCATACAGTTTAGTCATCATTCACCTCCTTGTTATGCTTACGTAATCGTTTATTGTAAGCACGTTTGATCTTCTTTACTTGACCTGCTTTCCATAGGTAAAACTTACGTGCTTTAGTGAGAGCATCATACTCATCACCGCCCTTCATTGGTATACGCTTAACCAAGTGATTCCTCCTCTGTTAATGCATCCCAAGATACAGGGAATAGTTCAAGCATCTTACGATCAATCTGGTCAGCTACCTCTCGTGTCTCTGCCTGTGTGTCAGGCTTGCAACGTAGGTTACACATAT